GCACTTACTATAGGTGGTGCGTTGGCTGACGGTGGTTCTGTTACTAATGTTGGTGGAAGAATTGTTACAATTCTTTCTGCTGGCAATGATGCAGCTAAATCATTTACCGTAGTTGGTACAGACGTTAGTGGTGATGCACTGACAGAATCAATTACAGGTGCAAATGCTGGTACAGCTACTGGAACTAAATATTTTAGAACAATAACGTCAATAACTGCTGTTGGTAATCCAGCTGGCAATGTATCTGCTGGTATTAATACAGCAGTTGCTGATGTAATTTTTGGCGGTAGGTCAAGACTGCAAGGCATTAATGTTGTTTGTTCTGGTACTGCTGGTAATTTAGATTTTTTAAACACTTCTACTTCAGGTAGCAGTTTGTTTAAATTAGGATGTGTGGCTTCTGCTACAGCAACCAGAGACATAACTATTCCAGACAACGGGTTGGTGTTTTCAGACGGAGTGTTTATTAATTACACCACAGCAACCTTTACATCTTTGACTGCATTTCATGCTTAAAGGTGGCTAAAGACCCTAGGTTAGCAAGAGCTGGCGTTTCTGGTTTTAATAAAGCCAAAAGAACGCCAAATCATGCTACTAAATCTCATGTGGTTGTTGCCAAAGAAGGTGACAAGATTAAAACCATAAGATTTGGTCAACAGGGTGTAACCACTGCTGGTAAACCAAAAAAAGGTGAATCAGCTAGACAGAAAGCAAGAAGAAAATCATTCAGAGCAAGACACGGTAAAAACATAGCCAAAGGCAAAATGTCTGCGGCTTATTGGGCAAATTTGAAAAAATGGAGCTAAATCATGGCAATCAGTAGAGCACAAGGACCCAAAGGTTTGTATGCAAACATACATGCTAAAAGAAAAAGAATTAAAAAACAAAAAGCTGCTGGCAAAACTCCAGAAAGGATGCGTTCAGTAGGTTCTAAAGGTGCACCAACAGGTGGAGCTTTTAAGCAAGCAAAAAAAACTGCTAAAAAAGCAGCTGACGGTGGTATTATAAAATCAAACAATATGGGATTGTTTGGAAGAAAATAGGAGGGCAATATGCCACAAGGTAAAGGATCGTATGGAAAGAAAAAAGGCAGACCACCTAAAAAAATGATGGGTGGTGGCATGACTGGTATGCCTAAAATGATGTCTCACGGAGGCAAAGTAGTACAAGCTGAGAGAAAAGCATTAGGCGGAGCTATGTCAGTTGGTTCTGAGGTTGCAAAAAAAATTAAATAATTACGATGGCGACATCCAGCAGTAAAGACTTCCAACCTGACGTAGCTGAATACATAGAAGAGGCTTACGAGCGTTGTGGCATAGAATTACGCACTGGTTACGATCTTAAAAGTGCTTCAAGAAGTCTTAATATTATGTTGGCTGAATGGGCTAACAGAGGCTTAAACCAGTGGACTATTGCAGAAAAGACTGTACCTATGGTTGCTTCAAACACAACATACAATGTTGACAGTACAAACGCTACAGCTCCTATAGACGTTTTAGATGTCTTTGTAAGAGAAACCAATGGCACTGAAACAACCGACATACCTATGTCTCGTTTGAGCAGAGCTGAGTACGCACACATCACCAAGAAAAGCACGACAGGCAAACCAAACCAATTTTTTGTTAACAAACAATTAACACCTACTATATCTGTTTATCCAACACCAGACGTGTCTAGTAAGTACACGATTCACATGAACGTGTTGACAAGAATGGACGATGTGGATTCGGCTACCAACGACATAGAAGTACCTTTTAGGTTTTATCCTTGCTTAACCGCTGGACTTGCTTATTACATATCCATGAAGAAAGCACCACAGCTTACAGGACAATTAAAGGCTATCTACGAAGAAGAATTTGACAGAGCTATGTCTACGGACGAAGACAGATCATCTTTCAGAGTATCGCCTAATTTAAGAAGTTACAACAACGCATAATGGCTTTTGCATCGAACAAAAACGCTTACGGTATATGTGACATATCTGGTTTTAGGTACAAACGTAAAGACATGAAAAAGACTTGGGATGGTCTGATAGTAGGTCCTGATCAATGGGATGCCAAACACCCACAGTTGCAACCTAGTGCAACTCCATCAGAACCAGAAGCTATTAAAGATTCAAGACCTGACACAGCAGAAGACTTTAATTTTTTTAGTGTTTATACTAACGTAGGCTTGGGTAAACTTGGAAAGGAATTGCCTACATTTGAACTAACAGCAACTTTGGGAACGGTTATAATAGAAATATGAGCTTCACTTTATCAACATTAAAAACAGCAGTACAAGACTACTTGCAAGTAAATGAAACTACATTTACCACACAACTGCCTACGTTTATCAAAGAAGCAGAGAATCGTATTTTTAATATGGTTCAACTGTCTAACCAACGAAAGAACGTACTAGCTACCCTTACTATCGATAACAGATTCTTAGCTACACCAACAGATTTTTACGCTCCTTTCAGTCTTGCTGTAGTAAAAAGCAATACTCACACTTACTTAGATTTTAAACACCCTTCTTTTATAAAAGAATATTCGCCCAGTTCGGCAACCACTGGGCAACCTAAATATTATTCATTGTTTGACGACACTTCGTTTGAACTTGCTCCGATTCCTGATGAAGCATATACTATTGAATTACATTATTTGTATAAACCAGCCTCGTTAACGAGTGGTAGTGACAGCGGTACAACAGTGTTAAGTTCTGATTATCCAGATGCTTTGCTCTACGGTACCTTGGTTGAAGGAGCAATCTTTCTAAAAGAACCCCCCGATGTCATTGGTCAATTTGAGGCTAGATTTAAGGAGGCAGTAGGAAGAATGAAAAATCTATCAGAAGGTCGTGGCACACGAGATGAATTTAGATACGATCAGTTTCGCACTGGCGTATCGTAGTGCACCCCATAGAATCGTTAAAGGGCAAGAGAGTTGCTCTTATAGGTCTTGGTATATCACAAGTTGACTACGCTATAGGTGTAGAAAACGGTAGAACTTGGGATGAAGTTTGGACAATAAACTCAGCAGCAGCAGTCTACGACACAGACAGAATGTTTATGTTAGACCCAGCGAGTCGTTTTTTTGACAGTAATGACGCTGGTAAACAAACCAGTGTCCTCACCAGAATACTTCCAGACGCTGAATATCCTGTTTACACTTGTGAATTGGACGAAAGAGTACCTTCTGCTGTGGTTTTTCCTATAGAAGAAGTCTGCAATGCTACGGGTTGTGCTTATCTTAATAACACAGTTGCTTACGCAATAGCGTTTGCTTTGTGGAACGAAGTAGAAGCCATAGACCTGTATGGCATAGATTTTTCTTACAAAGAAAACATGCACTTTGCAGAAGCTGGTAGAGCTTGTGTTGAGTTCTGGATTTCTAAATGTATGGACGCAGACATTACAGTAGGCATCAGCTCACGATCTACCGTATTGGATTCTAACGTACCAGCCACCGACAGACTGTACGGTTTTCACAGACTAGACAAACCGTTGGTAGCGGTGCCACACGAAAACAAATGGATCATAGGACCTTATGAAGACATTGACGAAAAGTTAAAAGAACACGGTTTAATATTAGACAGAGACGAAGAACCACCAGAGCCGTACAAAGGATGACAGACAGCTTCATACAATTAGGACAAGTGGGTGTTCACACCACGCACAACAAAGGACACGATCCTGAGTTTTGGGCAGAACAAGCCACAAAGAAAATTTGTGAAATTAGCATGGATGCTCCAGAGCATGTCAAACAACAAGCTATAGCTTTTCAAAACCAAGTTTATACTGTAATCTTACATAGTATTAAGAACGCAATAAATTCTAAAAATGTGACGTATGTGAATTTATTAAGGCAACAAGGTCATGATGACATGGCTAAGATAATAAAGGAGCTTTAAGAAATGGCAATAACATCAGCAATAGCAACAAGTTTCAAGCAAGAAATACTTGTAGAAGGTCACAATCTAACCAACGGAGCTGACTCGATCAAGTTAGCCTTATACACATCATCAGCAACAATGGGAGCTGGTACTACTGCGTATTCAACTGCACAAGAAGTTACTGGTACCAATTACACAGCAGCTGGAGCAGCATTGACTAACGTGACACCAGCAATTTCTGGTACTACAGCAATAGTTGACTTTGCTGATTTGACGTTTGGTACAGCTACAGTAACTGCAAGAGGTTGTTTGATTTACAACTCAACAAACTCAAACAAAGCCTTGGCTGCTATTGATTTCGGAGGAGACAAAACAAGCACCGCTGGAGACTTTACAGTAGTTTTTCCAGCAGCTAGTGCTACAGCAGCCATCATAAGAATAGCTTAAATTAATTTTAGTAATGGTAGAGTCAAGAGATGCCACTCACAAAATTTAGTTTCAAACCCGGCATAAACAAGGAAGAAACCGATTACTCCAACGAGAATGGTTGGGTAGACGGCAACTTAGTACGCTTTAGAAAAGGTGGCGTAGAAAAAGTAGGCGGTTGGGCAAAGAAAAGTACCAACGTATTTTTTGACACAGCCAGAGCATTACACAGCTGGATTTCATTAGGTGGTGCACGTTATCTTGGATTTGGTACCACTTCTAAGTATTACATAGACAATGGCGGTAGTTACAATGATGTAACTCCCATAAGGGCTACTACAACCAATGGCATAGTCTTTTCAGCCACCAATGGCTTATCCTTAATTACAGCTACAGATTCAAATCATGGTGCTGTTATTGGAGATTGGGTTACGTTAGCTGGTGCAGCTAGTCTTGGTGGTGTTATTACAGCTGCGGTATTAAACAAAGAGTATCAAGTTAATGGGGTTGCAACTGCAAACACATTTACGTTTACAGCAACAGATTCTGCTGGTGATGCTGTTACTGCTAATAGCAGTGATGATGGCAATGGTGGAGCTGGAGCTGATGCTGTTTACCAAATAAATTCTGGGTTGGATGTTTTTGTACAATCGGCTGGTTGGGGTTCTGGGTCTTGGTCGGCAAGTACGTTTGGTTCTACAAGTGCTTTGTCTGCAACTGGTCAACTTAGGCTGTGGACACACGACAACTTTGGTGAAAATTTAATTATAAACCCAAGAGCTGGTGGTATTTTTAGGTGGGTAGAAAACAACGGACTAGAAACAAGAGCAGTCAGTTTGTCTGGCACATCTGGTGCAAACCTAGTACCTACAGCTGCCTTACAAGTTATCACATCAGAGACTGACAGGCATTTGATAGTATTAGGAGCTGACCCTATATCTGGCAGTGCCAGAACTGGTACGCTAGACCCAATGCTCATAGCCTTTAGTGATTCAGAAAACGAATTAGAGTTTGAACCACTGTCTACTAATTCTGCTGGTTCTTTGAGATTATCAAGCGGTTCTTTAATAATAGGTGGTTTAAAATCAAGACAAGAAGTGTTGATTTGGACAGACACAAGTTTGTACAGCATGACTTTTATAGGACCTCCATTGATCTTTGCTGTAAACCTTATTAACGAAGGTGCTGGATTGATAGGACCCAAAGCTGTAGTCAACGCTTCCAATGGTGTCTATTACATGTCAAAAAATGGTTTTTACTTTTACAACGGTGCTGTACAAAAACTGCCTTGTTCGGTACAAGATTATGTTTTTTCAGACTTAAATTTATCACAAGCCTACAAATGTCACATTGCATTGAACAGCGAGTTTTCTGAAGTGTGGTTCTTTTATCCTTCTTTAGAAGATGGCACTAATGAAATATCACGTTATGCAATATACAACTACGAAGAGAACTCTTGGTCTATAGGCTCTTTGGTGAGACACGCTTGGTTGGATGCTGGTATAGAAAACAAACCAATAGCGTCTGGCGTAAGTTCATCTGTAAATTGTTTGTTTACACACGAGACTGGTTTTAACGATGACACAAGTGCAATGGATAATGTCTTTATAGAGTCGGCAGACATAGACATAGCAGATGGTGAGAACTTTGCCTTTGTAAAAAAAGTAATACCAGATGTGTTGTTTGCTACACAGACAGGTACTAATCCTTCTCCAGCCATGAACATAGTTGTTAAAAGCAGAGACTTTAATGGCGACTCTCTAACAACAAACTCAACCACACAGGTTACTACAACCTCTAAGTTTTCTAACCTTAGAGCCAGAAGCAGACAGTTGGTGTTGCGATTTGAGTCTGATGACGACAATACGGTTGACAGAAAAGACTACAAATGGCGACTAGGAGCTACACGTTTAGACGTACAGCCGTCTGGTAGAAGATAGTGGGCAAGTTACTAGAAACCAGATTGCCAATAGCACAGGGCAACATGGTGTCTATAGACACTTTCAATCGTTTGGTTCGTATAATGGAACTAAACTTAGGACGCTTTGACACTACTGCCACGCCACAATACACAGACTTAGAACGCAATTCTTCTTCTTTTAGTGCTGGTGATGTTATCTGGAACACCACGACAGAAGAGTTGCAAGTCTATGATGGCGATGCTTGGGTAAACCTATCAGTAGGTCCTCAATTTGGTTTAGAAGCCAAGGCTTCAATAGGAGCTGTTACAGTAACCCTTGATGGGAATGTAACGGTAAACATAACGGGTCCAGTCTATGGATGGAATCAAGAACAATGGTACACATGACATTACTGAAGTTGGTGCTACAATAAGCAAAGACTCGGTTAAGATATAAAAAGGTAAGATTATGGCGATGAGCGAAGAACTACAAAGAAGAATAAGTAACCTGACAGGTGATGAGGCTGGACTTTATAATCCAGAGCCACAACAGTCTTTTATGATGAATTCTGGACAAAGCGATCCTTTTGCTGGCATAGAACTTCCTGACACAGAATACTTACGAAACAGACAGGCAAGTAGTCCAGCTGTTTTTCAAAACTCAGATATTAAAGAACTTTTGCTAGATTACGCTGGTCGTATAGCTGATGGTGAGCCTAAATTAGTTCAAGATGCACAAAGCTACATACCTATACTAGAACAAAGAACTGGTTTGAACAGAGACGATCCGCAATTTCAAAACATGTTACAGATGGCTGTAAACAGAGAAACACGAACAGACACGTCAATACCTGAAGTGGTTGCAACTGGTAGAATGGAAGATTCTCCAGAAACCATAGCACAAAGAGCACAAGACCAAGAATTAAGAGCCTATCAAGAACGAGCTAGAACCGCACCAAGCATGGCTCCAATGAATCCCATGAGAGATCAAATGGAAGCGGTTGCTCCAGACATGGGAACCGATCAAAAGTTAATTGAGTTGCAAAAAGCAATTAATGAACTGCAACAACAAAAGTCAATGACCAATGACCCAGAAGAAATAGAAGCATTGGACAATTTGATAGAAGCCGCTACTACAAAAGCATTGGCACCACAGGCTGAAATTATAGATCAACTGTCGCAAACTGGTGGCGAAGACAACATGATGGCTCACGTTAGGACAGGTGACATAAATGTTTCTGCCGAGATGTTAGAGAACAATCCACAACTTGAAGACGCTATAGAAAGAGCAGCTTTGGAAAAAGGCATAGACCCAGAGTCTATGGTTTTTGGGTCTGGTGTAGCCAGTCTTAATGTTTACACAGGAGCGGAAGAACACGGTTTCTTGAAGAAATTAGGCAAAGGACTTAAAAAAATTGCAAAAACAGTAGCACCTATTGTTGGTCCTTTAGCTAATTTTATACCCGGTGTAGGACCTTTGATGAGTGCTGCTATTGCAGCTGGAACCACTAAACTGGGTGGTGGCAGTTGGAAAGACGCATTGAAATCGGGTGTTACAAGTTACGGAGTGGGTAAGTTAACTTCAGGCATTGGCAGTTTAGGAACAGGAGCTGATGTTGCAACAGCTGGAGCAAAAACCAGCGGTAATTTATTATCAAAAATGAAAAGCGGTATAGGTAGTATTTTTGGAAAAGGCGAAGGTATGTTTGGTAGAAATATAGGACCAAGCATAAGACGTGGTATAGGCAGTATATTCCAACCACAGGGTCAAATGACACCAGAAGCATTGGCACAACTTACTCCAGAACAACAAGCAGCTTACAAGGCTTCACAAGACCCTCAATTTAGCGGTTTATTTGGACCTGACAGTATTGCAGATAAATTATTTAACGTAGACCCAAACAAAGGAACTGGACCTTTAAGTTTTCTTACTGGACCACAGCAATATGATAAAGACGGCAACCCTATTCAAAGTTCTTTCATGAGAAACACAGACGGTGGATTGAGTGGCATGGGCATGTTGGGTATAGGAGCTTTGTCTGCTGGACTCGGTAAGTTGGCTTACGAAGACACTAAAAAAGACAAAGGCGTACAGTTAACACCTTTAAACACAATGAACGCAGCTGGTCGATTCAACTTAGAAGCGGAGATCGCCAGAAGAATGGGTCAACAAGCACCCAACCCTACTGAGTTTGGTTTGCTACCAGCCAACACAATGCCACAACTGAGTGGTGGTCAACCAAGACCAGAAGAACAAGTCATGGCAGCAGCTATGGGTGGTGAAGTAATGAACTACCAAGACGGTGGTGCTGCACAATACCCAAACAAAGGTTTGGAATCTTTGGCTAAAGTAGCACCAGAAGCTGTAAGAGCTATGGGTTACAACATGGGTGGACAGGCAATGATGCCGATGAACTACAACATGGGCGGTCAAGCAATGATGCCTATGAATTACAACATGGGTGGCAGACCTATGATGCCTATGGCTTACGCTGAAGGTGGTAACGTAGCCATGGAAGACTTTGATAGAATGAACGGAAGAATAAACGGAGAGGGAACAGAAACCAGTGATGACATACCAGCCATGCTTTCAGACGGTGAGTTTGTAATGACAGGTCAAGCCGTCAGAGGTGCTGGTTCTTATTCAATGAACAACGATGGTGGTATATTGACGTTAAGTCCGTCTGGCAATCCTGACAGACAAGCTGGAACCGATACCATGTATCAACTAATGGAGGCTTTTAGCGGTCAAGCAAGACCAGCTTAGAGAAATAATATGGCATTTTTAAAAAAAATCGGCAACAGAATACGAAAGCAAATTGACGCTCCAGCAATGCCACAAGCTCAAGTAATGCCACAAGCACCACAACCTTTTCAAATGCCACAAGGCATAGCTGGTTTAAACACACAAAATCAATTTACATTGCCCAGTGGTCAAACCATTGACTTGGCACAGATACAAGCTAATTTAGCTGGTTTGAACATACCGGGATTTGCTGGAATTCCCAACATACCCGCACAAGGTTTTCCACAGCCAGTAGCACCAATGCCTTCACCTGTAGCAACACCAGCTACAATGTTTGGTAGCTTAGAAGCAACAGCTCCTACACAACCTACTGACTTACAGAGTGCAGTAATAGGAGCAACACCACCTTTACCTGTAGCAGCTCCAGCATTCACTGGATATAACGATGGTAATAATGCTGTGAGTGGAGACTTTAACCCATACGAAAGAGTGACTGGTGTAACCAATCCTGTGTACACTCCACCACCTTTACCTGTAGCTGCACCAATGCCTTCACCTGTAGCTGCACCAATGCCTTCACCTGTAGCTGCACCAGCTCCAGCACCTTTAGGTATGCCAACTGCTATGGCTATGGCACCACCAACACCAATGCCTTCACCTGTAGCTGCACCAATGCCTCCACCTGTAGCAGCACCAGCACCAGCTTCAATGCTTGGAAGTTTAGAAGCTACTGCTCCACAAAATATTCCAAATGCTTTTCTTCCGACAGCACAACTACCAAATCCAGCTGGAACAGTAGGTGCTACAACACCACCAGTAGGTGCACCAATGCCAGCACCACTAACACCAAACACAGGTGCTGGGCAGACTGTATCACCCAACTACATTCCTGAAGTTACAAGAAACGAAACTGGAATGGACGCAGCAACTCAACAGTTGTTGTTCGGTTTGGATGGACAAGGTGGATTTATACCGGGAGCCATGCAAGCATCTGAAAAGACTTTCTTTAATGCCGATGGCACTCCAAGAGTCGTAGAAGAACAAAGAGCTGGTTTCTCAGGCGATCAAACCGCTGGTATGGATTTAACCAGAGGCAACGTAGGTGCACAAAATCCTTTTTTGTTAGATGCACAAAGTGCTTTTGGACAAGGAGTGAGCGACATAGGACAAGGCATAGAAAGAGGCAGAGGTTTCCAGCAACAAGGATTAGGTGCCATACAGCGTGGTATAGGAAATTTAACAGGCGAGTTGGGTGAGTCACAAGACTTATTAAGACGTAGCACTGGTGCTTACGACCAATCGATGACGGATCAATTCTACAACCCTTACGAAGACAAAGTGGTACAACAAACCATAGACGATGTGTTGGAGTCTGGTGACAAACAAGACATGGCTGCTAGAGCCAGAGACATACAAACGGGCGGTGAGTCTGCATTTGGTTCCAGAGCAAGATTAGGAGCTACTGACAGAAGAGAAGCGTTAGGCAGAGGTTTGGGTGAAGCACTGAGTGGAATACGCTCCAGAGGCTTCTCAGAGGCTCAACAGACAGGTATGGGTGAGTTTGCTAGGCGGAACCAAGCACAAAGAGCAGCGTCACAAGGATTAGCTGGCTTGGCTGGTACAAGATTTGGAGCAGCACAAGCTGGTGCTGGAGCTCTTAGTAACATGGGCGGTTTAGAGTCGCAGTACGGTCAAAATTTAGCCAATGCTCAGTTTGGTTTAGGTAGCAACCTACAAGGACTAGGATCACAAACACAACAAGCTGGTGCGTTTGATGCCAGTCAACTAATGGGTCAAGGCGGACTGCAACAACAACAAGCACAGGCTGTCTTGGATGCACAGAGAGCGAACGCTCTGACGGCACAAGCGGCTCCGTTGGCACAATACCAAGCACTGTCACCGTTTGTAAACATGGCACCGAAAGGCTCATTCCAAACCAGCACAAGATTCACTCCTAGACCGAGTGCAATGATGGCTGGTATTAACACAGGACTCGGAGCGTTTGGAGCCTTTGGCAGTATGGCTAGAGGAACGAGGGCAACGTAATGGGATTAGCAGAAATAGCAACCACCGTACCCGGAGCTGGTTCTACCATTGAAAGACTTAGGTTACAGGGAGCGTCTGAACGACAAATAATTGCACATTTAGAAAGTATTGGTGACATTCCAAAAGGTTCTGTAGAACTACCATCTTCAGGTAACATCAGCAATTCGTACATACAATCTTTGAATGATCGTGTTAAGAATTTTAATTACGAAAAAGAACAAAAAAAATACGCAGATCGTCTAAGTGAGTTTAATCCACCACAAAGAAATTATGACGTATTTGATTTAGCCACAAGCCTTTCACAAGGATTGTCGGCACAAAAACAAACGGATCAACCGAATTCCATAGGTGGTGGTTTTGCGTTAGGCTTCAATCAGGCTTCTCAAGAAATGAAACAAAGAGATGTGGAGTATGCAAAAGCCAGACGAGAAATAGGGTTACAAGCCGCAAGAATGGCTATGGAAGACGAACAAACGGCTACAAAGTATTTAGACGACACTTTGTTTGAACTAGCAAAAGCCTCTTTATCTGGCGGTAAAGCCACTACTTTAATTGAAAATGCTGGGCATCTTAGTGGTTTGAGAAAACAACTTAGAGAAGAAACCGATGACGAATTAAAAGCTATTATCCAACAAAATATTGATGATGTTGTTGGTCTTGGTTCTGTTGGTAAATACGATGCCGAGCTTCGTGCTGAAGTAGCAAAAAAGATAAAAATAGCAGAACAAGGAACAGACGTTGTGTTGACTCCGGGTCAGGTAAAACAAGACCAAGATTTTGCTAAAAGGCAAACCGATTGGATTTCTGGAGAGCGACAACAAACCGATCAAAACCTTACTAATTTGAATGAAAAATTACAAATTCTTACGATGAGTGACGATATATCTGGTCCTTTTATTGGTATGCTCCCAGAAGGGGTTACGTCTTATGCGTACCCAGAATCACTTGCTTTTATAGGCGACATTAGAGATGTTGTATTTCAATCTTTGCGAGCTACATTAGGTGCTCAGTTTACTGAAAACGAAGGTAATAGATTGGTAGCAGCGGCTTTTGATATAAGACTCAGTGAAGAACAAAATTATAAACGATTATCAAGATTGGTTACAAAAATACAAGATACAAAAAATGCTATGGACAGTTTAAGTGCACACTGGCTTGAATACGGCACCTTGGAAAGTTATGAAGGCATAATGCCAGCAGATCAAAAAGGTAAGGCTTTTGAAAATATTTTAGATTCTTTTAATGAAGACGATTTTGTAGGAAAATCAAACAAAGAATTAACAACTTTATTTGAAGAAGGTAACAAAGACGTACAAGATTCAATTCTTAGATTTTTAGGAAAAGGAGAAGAATAGTTATGTCTTTATTAGAAGAATTACAAAGTAAAAGAAATAAAAAAACCACAGAAGAAGACTCTCTTTCTGGTTCTGAAGTTTTATATCAAGCACTAACAAACGTGCCATCAAGTGCAGCTCAGTTAGTCTCTGATGTAACCATGCCAATCAGGCATCCTATACAAACAGCACAGTCTCTGGCTAGTTTGGGAATGGGCATTTATCAACTAACAACTGAAGGCGAACAACCAGATGAAGCAACTGCAAAAGCGGTTGGTCAATTCTTTGCAGATCGTTATGGAAGTTTTGAAGGATTTAAACGTGCTTTTGCCACAGACCCTTTGGGTGTCGTAAGCGATATCTCTGTTGTATTTACGGGTGGTGCTGGTTTGGCAGCTAAAATTCCGGGTATTGCTGGAAAAACAACAACCACTATTTCTAAAGTGGGAAACATTATTGACCCTGTTCAAGCTACTGGTAAAGCAATCAGTGCAACCACCAAAGGTATTGGAAATGCAGCAGCACCATTATTTGGCATGACTTCGGGTTCTGGTGGAGATGCTCTTAGAGTAGCTTTTGAGTCTGGAGAGGCTGGGGGAGATGCACAAAAATTATTTATAGATAATTTAAGAGGAAATGTAACACCAGATGAAATAGTGCCGAAAGCACTACAAGCCATGAAGGATTTGGGTGATACAAGAAAAGGCAATTACAAAACCAACAAAGCAGCTTTAAAATTAGAAAATTCTCCTGTTGATTTCAAAACAATAAAACAAAAAATATTTGATTTTGAAAATTCAAACAAATTTGAAGGAATGTCTGAGTTGTCAGCAA